GCCGATGCCCCGCAAGAAACCCCCCATCACCATCACCCGCGGACGCGACACCATCCGCCGCCTCACCGCGCAACGAACCGAAACCCGCGACGCCCGCCAGTACGCCGAGCAGTGGTACCAGACCCTCCGCACCTGGGACGTCCACTTCCCAGATGTCCTCCCCAAGATCAGCTACGCCGCGTTCCGCGACCAGGGCGCCTTCGATCCCCTCACCATGGGCGAGGGTGGCCCACCCCAGAAGACCTACCTGCGCACACCCGCTGGAGAAGTCAGCGAAACGGAGGTCGGACAGATCATCTCGGACATGACCCTCAGCACCATGCCAGACACCGTGCTCTTGGGCCGGATGCTGGACCGCCTGCGCCGCCACGACAATGCCTGCATGGAAAGTCTGCTGCGCGGCACCAGCTGGTCACAGAACCGCGAGAGCGCCATCCGGTATGCCGTGGCGGTCCTGACCCTGGCGGTGCGCCTGGATGACGTACACGCAGAACGCCCGCTCCGCATCGTCCAGGCCGAACTTCTCGCCTCGCCAGTTGTGAATCTTGTCTGAAACTGCTACCGTTTTGCTAAGTTCCACGAAACGTCAATACCAGCCGCCCCACGGGGCGGTTTTTCGTTGGAACCCACACCCATTCCTGAAGCGTGCTGCATGGGAGCCGTTGAAGACGGCCACTGAGGACGCGGGAGGTTCCGCTCCCTGCCACCCTGACCCCATGCCAGCAGCGGAACGCCGCCGCCAGTCCAGGCCACTCCCGTGAAGGCCAGAGCCGCCCAAGGGCACAGAAGCCCGCTCCGCCCCCAGCCACTCACTGCGGGGCGCCACAGGCTGAGCACGCCCAGTCGTACGGGGAACCATCCCCGGGAAGTGAAGCGACTGGGCATCATCAGGGACAGAGCCCACGCCGGTGCAACTCCGGCACCCCTGACCATGAGCGTTCCAACGCCACCGCCCCACGCCCACACCGCGCCGAGCGCGCGGCGTCCCCGCCCCATGCCCCCTGGAGGTGCCCGCATGCCACACATCACTCACACCGGGCATCCCCTTGAAGGATGCACACCGGGAGCAACCCCATGAAGGATGCACCGAAACGCACGCCCCGGAAGCAGGGCACCACCCGCGCCGAGCGCGAGAAGCTGCCGGTGTGTGGCGCGCAGCACACCAAACGCGCAGGCACCTGCAAGAAGCCTGCGGGATGGGGAACCAGCCACCCGGGCGAGGGCCGCTGCAAGCTGCACGGCGGCACCACGCAGAAGGTCAGCACCCGCTACCAGATGACGAACGCCAGCCCGAGCCTCCGCGCGGCCATCGATGCGCAGCGGGCGGACCCGGACCCGCTGAACCTCATGCCGGACCTGCTGCTCGCCCGCGCGCTGCTCAGCGACGGGATCGAGCGGCACAGTGAGGTGACCGAGGCGCTGATCGCGTGGCACGCCAGCCACACGACCGGGTACCTCGAAGCCGTGGACCTGTGGCGTCAGCGCCTGGCGAAGTACGTGGAGGATGCCGAGAGCCGGGGCATGGAGCCGGAAGAGGGTCCGCCTCCGCCGCCCATCCCGGAATCGTTCGAGCGGAAGCCCAGGCAGCTGCCGGATCAGAGTGCGTTCATCGGCCTGATCGACCGCGTGACCGGCATCGTCGAACGCATCGAGAAACGCCAGCGGGAAGGGCTGATCAGCCTCACCCTGCTGGACTCCACCCTGGAACGCATGGGGATGGAAGTCGTGTACGCCGCGAAGGAGGTGGGAATCGATGACACTGCGCGCACCGCGCTTCTCGCAGTTATTGAACGGCGCTGGAATGCCGTCCGAATCGACCCCGCTACCGGCACAGTCCAGGGGGCTGAGGCAGGCGGCAGAGGGACTCTCCACTAACCTCGGCCTCGGGCAGCCCGTCCCCAGCCACTACCTCGACTGGCTGCGGACCCTGTTCCCCGGCACGTACACCCGGCCCCTCGCGCACTTCCACGAGGAATTCTGGGAGCGCATCTGGGAGATGCGCCCGGAGCGCAGCGCCACGGAGTTCTACATCTGGCCCCGCGGATTCTCGAAGACCACGAATGCCGAACGCGCCGTGATCGCCCTGGCCGCCCGGGGATTCAAGTACATCCTGTACGTGAAGGAAACGCAGGATCAGGCGAACGACGCCGTGCAGAACATCGCGGCCGTCCTGGAATCCCCGGAGGTCGAGCGGCACTACCCGCTGCTCAGCCAGCGCCAGGTGAACAAGTTCGGCCACAGCAAAGGCTGGAAGCGGGACCGCATCCGCACGGCGTCCGGGACCATCGTGGACGCCGCCGGACTGGACGTCAGCATTCGCGGCCTGCTGCTCGAAGGCAGCCGCCCGGACGTGATCATCCTCGACGACATCGACGGGAAGGAAGACACGCTGCGCACCACGGAAAAGAAGATCCGGCGCATCACCAGCGACATCGTGCCCGCCGGCGCTCCGAACCGCGTGATTCTCGGGCTGCAGAACATCATCAACCCGCACGGCGTGTTCACCCGGCTCGCGGATCTCTGCCCGGATCACCCGGCGGACTTCCTGCTTGACCGGTTCGTCAGCGGACCGTACCCGGCCGTGTACGACCTGGAATACGAGCAGAGCGGCGTGAACGCTAGCGGGAAGCCCGTGTACCGGATCACGGGCGGGACGAGCAGTTGGCCCGAAGCGCGGCCCATCAAGATGCTCGAGGACGAGCTGAACCAGATGGGGCCCACGCAGTTCATCGAGGAGAAGCAGAACGAAGTCGGGGCGCTCAAGGGTGACCTGTACGCCAACTTTGACCTCACTGCCACCGTCATCGACCGCCCGCCCCTCGACATCTTCGAGGACGTGGTGGTCGTCTGCGACCCCGCCGTGACCGCCAAGGACAACAGCGACAGCAACGGCATCCGCGCCGGGGGCCGCGTGGCAGACACGTACGTCACCCCGGACGGCCGCATGCTCGCCCCCGGTACCCGCGTCGGCCTGTACGCGTGGGAAGGGCGGGACACGCCGGACGGCATGCTCACCCGCGCCCTGCTGAAAGCCGTGGATCTGCGGGCGTCCCGCGTGGTGCTGGAAACGAACCAGGGTGGCGACGTGTGGATCACTGCCTACGACGCCACGTGGAAGAAGCTCGTGCAGGACGGTCAGGTGCCCGGCAACGCGCGCAAGCCCGTGCTGATGCAGGTCAAAGCCAGTGTCGGGACGGGCGGCAAGCGGGAACGCTGGCAGGCCACCCTCGGCAGCCGTGAACGCGGCGAGTTCGTGGAAGCGCGGGGCACGCACGACGTGCTCTTCGCCAGCCTCAAGCGCCTCCCGCAGTTCAAACCCTTCGACACCGCCGACGCCGATCACTGGCTCGACGAGGTGCTCAAACCCAACCGCGCCACCCGCCGCGCAGGCGGCTACAGCGCCCCCAACCCCTACTGAGGAGGTGACCCATGCCACCCAACACGATGACGCTCACGTCCGCCCTCGCGCAGGTCGCCAAACCGAACGACCAGGCGCACTGGGACACCGTGACCAAGATGCTCGCCGGGGACCACTGGCTGGGCGGCCTGGGCTGGGTCGGCCCGCGCCTCCCCAGCGGTGACGTCCGCGCCGGTGACTTCCTGGCCGCCGTGTTCCAGCAGTTCATCCCGAAGAACGCCCTGCTGGAGATCACGCGGCGACACACGAGCGCCGTGATCGGCCGGTACCCGATCATCAAGCTCGCCAAGCGCGACGCGACCGCCGAGGCCACGAAGGCCGAACAGGACCTGATGCGGCAGGGCGAAGGGGCGCTCACCGCGTGGCTCGACCGCGTGCAGGCCCTCCCGAAATTCCAGCGGTTCACCCGCTACCTGCTGCTCGGGCAGGCGCAACTGCAGGGGTACATCCCCACGGGCGAGATCCGGGAGGGCCGCGTGCCCGCCGGTGACCTCCTGACCAGCATCCAGCGCATCCGCCTGCGCGTCCCCGAGCCCGGCACCGCCACCGTCACCGAGGACGAAAGCACGGGCAGCCGCTACGCCGTGTACAAGAGCCAGACGGGCACCGGTCAGGACGTCGCGGAGATCACGTACCTCACGGACAGCGGCCAGACGGTCGTGCGCCGCGTGGAGGGCGGCACCGGCAACCTGTTCGGCCCGGACCTCCCGGACGGCACGCCCCCCACCCGGGACACGGGCAGCGACGCCCTGGATCTCCACGGCCTGCTGACCATCACGCAGGCGCAGCGGGATCAGTTCCTCACGCCCACGCTCGTGCGGAACAACTTCATGCTGAACTTCGCGAAGACCGCCACCCTCCGGAACGCGGAGCTGGCGGCCATCCTGGAACGGTACGGCGTCGGCATCCTCCCCCCCGGACAGTGGAAAAAGGACAACCACACGCAGGAAGAGGTATTCGTCCCCGACCCGAAGTGGCGGCCCGGGGGCAGTAACGTCAGTTTCTTCACCTCGCAGAGCACCCTGGACAAGGATGGAAACGCCCAGTACGCCCCGGGCGCCAGCTATGGCCGGTTCGAACCCGTGAACCCCGCGCCCCTGATCGCCACGAAACAGGACGCGTACCACGACATGCTCGACGAGGCCGCGCAGAGCCACATCCGCATGAGTGGCGACGCCACCGCCAGCGGCGAGAGCCGCATCCAGGCCATGAACGACTTCCGGGGCAGCCTCTACGACACCGCCGCGCCCCTGGAAAGCGCGCTCGCCACCCACCTGGAAATGACCCTCGCGTGGGCCGCCGCCCTCGCCGGTCAGCCCGGCCTGTTCCGCGACTACCGGGTGACCGTCCAGTGTCGCATCCTCGCCGCGCAACCCACCGCCGACGAACGGCGCGTGATCATCGAAGAGAAGAAGGAAGGCCTCCGAAGCACCGAGAACGCCATGAGCGAGATCGGCGTGGAAGATACCGACCAGATGCTCGAAGCCGTGCGGCAGGAACAGGAAGACGCCCTGAAGCGCGGGCAGGCCGCCGCCGCCGCGCTGGGCAACCTGCTCGACCCGCCCGGGGCCGGAGGTGATCCGACTGCGTGACCATTCACGACCAGCTCGCCGCGCAGCAGGCCGCAGCCGAGCGTGAGCTGCTGCCCCTCCTACAGGCCCTGCACGCCACGCTCGCCGCCGGAGGCGCCCCGGGTGACGGTCTGCTGCTCGCCCTGAGCCGCACCGCCGCCCGGCACGCGCTCACCCCGGCACTGGACGCCGCCGCGCAGACCCTCGCCAGCCTCATCCGCGTCACTAGCCTCCCCACGCGCGCCCAGGCGGTGGCCGTGCGGATCAGTGCCCAGCGGGGCGCATTCCTCGCGCAGCGGGCCGCCGAGGTGCTCGCCGGGCGCGGGGACGCGTACGTCAGCCCCTACGCCCGGCTGGCCGCCCAGGTGCTCATCTGGGACAGCCACCGGGACGGCACCCGCGAAGGCGCCCGCGAAGGCGGCGCGACGCACAAGACGTTCACCCGCATCCGCCCGGCGCTGGAACCCCGCGCGCACTCCCGCCTCGAAGGCGTCACCCTGCCCATCGACCAGCCGTTCATCATCGCGGGCATCCCCTGCGACGGTCCCGGCGACCCGCGCCTGCCCTGGTCAGAGCGCGCCTGGTGCGGCCACGCCCTCACGTACTCCCGGAGGTAACCCATGAACTTCAGCGACGCACTCACCGCCCTGAAAGCAGGCCAGCGACTCACCCGGGCAGGCTGGAACGGCCGGGGCATGTTCATCGTGCTGCAGGCCGGGTACCCGGACGGCATCCCCATCAACCGAAACACCGCGCAGGCCACCGGCATCCCCGAAGGCACCCACTGCGCATTCAGCCCCTACCTGATGTTCCGCACCGCGCAGGGCGCGTTCGTGCCCTGGGTCGCGTCCCACACCGACCTGCTCAGTGACGACTGGACGGTGGACGATGGCTGAGCAGAATCAGCCCGGCGGGCGACGCGGCCACCCCGTCAAGGGCCGCAACCGGGCCGGGCAGCTGCGCGCCCTCCACGCGAAGGGCGTGCTCAGCAGCCGCGGCAAAGGCAAGGACCGGAAAACCTCCCTGGCCCCCAGGCGTGCCGTGATCGGGGGCAGCAAGGCCGCCGGTCTGCGCGGCGGGTCCAGCGGCCCCAGCCGGGAGTCCCGCATCGCCGCCGGCCGTCAGAAGGCCGGGCAGTTCCTCGCCAGCGAGCGCGGGCAGCGCATCACGCGCGGCATCGACGGCGTGCGCAAGCCCCGCCGCACAGGTCGCAGGGACCGGACCTTCCCGGAACGCGAGAAGGCCGCGAAAGCGGACCTGAAGGCGGCGGGCGTGAAGGTCAAGACCGGCCAGCGGCTCTCCGAGCGGTCCCTGCCGCGCCTGCGTGGCGACTACAGCGGAGGCACCAGCCGGAAGCTCACCCCCAGGGCCCGCGCCGAGTCCGACAGGGCCGCCGCGAAGACCGCCCGGGCTGAGCAGCGCGCCGGTTTCCAGCGACTCACCGCCGGGAAGCCCCGCGAGTTCCGCGTGGAAGTCGGGCGGTCCATCGCCAAGCAGAGCGAATTCAAGGCCGAACTGAAGCTCCGGGAGAAGTTCGCGGCCAAACGCGCCCGGGGCGAGACGCCCACCGCGAAGGAACGCGCCGCCACCCGCTTCGACCGGGTGATGGCCGGACGCGCCGCGCTCTCGAACTTCAACCGCCGGAAGGCTGAGCAGCAGGCCCAGGCGGACGCCGCCAAACGCCGCGAGCAGGCCGCGTCCCGCCTGCGCCGCCTCCGGGGCCGCGAAACCCGCCTCGCCCTGCGTGAGCAGCAGAGGGAAGCCCAGCGGCAAAAACGCCTCGGCGCCCGTGAACGCCGCGCGAAGAAAACCGAGGCGCTCGACCGGTCCCGGCGCATCAAGGCCGGGCAGCGCGTCCTCGCCGCGTTCCGAGCCAACCGCGACGCCCAGTACGCCAGTCGCCTCTTCTAACCCACCCCTGCGGCACCCGCACGTGCGGGGTAAGTCCAGACGGTCTCCCACAGGCCGCGCCCCCGCCACGAGGCACCGGGCGCGGCCCGCCCCTTTCACCCCGGCACGCGCCGGGCGCGCCCCAGGAGGGCCAGACCATGAAGACCCTTGCCCAGTACCTCGCTGAACACGGTGGCAACCACGAGGCTGCCGCCACCGCCCTGCACGCCGACCTCACGGCCCAGTACGGCGAAACCCAGCGGGAAGCCGCCGCGAACATCCGCGCGCGCACCATCGCCCAGCACGTCCAGCCGCTCGCCGAAGCCCTCGGCATCACCCTTCCGGAACCTGGGCAGAAGCCCACGCAGGACGCCACCGCCGCCCTCCAGCAGGGTGTGCAGGACGCCATTACCGGCATCCAGGATCTGGAGGACAGCGTGGACAGCTGGCGTGACCTGGCGCGTGACGCGGGCCTGGACGTGGACGCCGTGCTGAACGAACAGGATGACGCGAAAGCGCAGACCCTGCTCGACGACTGGCTGGGTGGCCTCCAAGGCACCGGCCAGCGGGCCGACGCGGCCACGCAGGAACTGAACGCGTACAAGTTCGCGCACGCCAACGGCCTGAACCCGGAAGCAGTCCTGCTGCAGAAAGGCCTCGAGAACCTCCAGCTGCGCGACATGCCCGGAAAGGACGCGACGGGCAAGGACATCACCACCAAAGTCTGGGGCATCCCCGGCGAAGGCGACGCCTTCACCCCCGCCCTTGATCACCTCAAGCCCGTGCTCAGTGCCCTGAAAGTCACGCCGTCCACGCCCAGCGGCACCGGCTGGCCCAGCGGGCAGGAAAGCCAGGGCAAGAGCCAGGGCAGCGCCTACGACCAGTACCTCGCTGACCAGCAGGCCAAAAACCAGCAGCAGCAGGCGTACAGCGACCCGCTGCAACCCAAACCCGTCACCCCCACCCAAGGAGCACAGTGATGACCACTCAACAGTTCAAGGGCGGCATTCCCGCCTGGATCGCCGATTACGAGAGCCTCAACTTCTACGGTGCGGGCGCCCCCATCAACTGGGCCGCGTTCACCGACGCCGCCAAGTACGGCGCGGCCGGCAAGCGCCGCATCAAGAGCGGCACCATCGTCCACCTGACCGCCGGGAAGATCGAACCCGGCGAAGGCGCCGCGAACGCCACCTACCTGCTGTTCGCTGACGTGTCCGAGGACACCCCTGCCCTCGGCGTGAGCGGCCACGGGCTCGTGACCGGTGGCAACGTCCGCGAGGCGTACCTGCCGGACGCCGCAGGCACCACCATCACCGCCGCGCAGAAGACCGCGCTGGGCGTCCGCTTCCACTTCCAGAGCCAGTGAGGTAACCCATGAACCAAGTCACCTTCCAGATGATCCTCGCCGCCCTGACGAATGCCGATTACATCCGCATGGCGAACGAACCCATCAGCGAGAGCGAATTCATTCTCGCCAGCATCCTCCCCGAGCAGCGCAAGGCCACGTACGAGGCCAAGCGCGGCACCATCCGCCTGATCCCCACCATGGCGGGCGAAACCGGCAACGACAGCCCCTACGTGCCCACCGGTGACTTCGAACTGGACACGTGGAGTCAGGGTCTCGCCAAGTTCACGGCCACCGGCACGATCAGCGAGAACGCGCAGATCGAGTTCCAGCAGATGCGCGACGCGATGATCCTCGCCGGGAACGGTGCGGGTGCCGAGGCGTACGGCCGGAACTTCCTGATCGCGTGGCTCCAGACCTGGGCGCGCGAAGGTTTCCGCCAGCAGAACGAATACCTGCGCGGCCAGGCGCTCAGCAGCGGCCAGCTCACCCTGCGCGGCGGCGTGATCGACCTGGGCGTCCCCGCCGAGAACCGTAAGGCCATCACGGGCACCAACGCGTTCGGTGGCAGCACCAGCAAGTTCTGGGAGACCATCCGCTGGGGTGACCGTCAGGTGAACGGCGTGCGCGCCCGCCTGACCAGCTTCGACATGCTGGACGAAATCCTCGACAACGACGCCAACAAGATCGCCGTGGTCAGCGACGACCTCAGCGCCCAGGGGAACGTCCGCATCGTCCGCCTGCGCCGCATCGTCAGCACCGGCGACGGCCTCAGCAAGGACGTCCGCGACAGCACCACGATCACGGCGTACAAGGGGCGCGGCAAGATCAAGAACCCCGCCGGTGGCTTCATCGACGTGCCCTACTTCCCCGACAAGACCCTGAGTTTCGTCGGCAACAACCAGGTGCAGCAGGTCGCGCAGGACGGCACGATCACCAGCCGCGAAGGCCTGGGGCACACGCACGTCGGCCCCACGGTCGAAGGTGGCGGCCAGCCCGGCGTGTGGATGAACGCCCGCACGCCCGAAGGCCGCCCGTACCACGTCGTGGTCGAAGGTGCCGAGCGCGTCATGACCGTCCTCGAAGAGCCCCGCAAGCTCGCCATTGCGACCACGGAGTAACCCATGAAGACCGTCAAGGTTACGAGCATCCCCACCACCTTCACCTACGGCGGCAAGAAGTACGGCCCGTTCCGCGCCACCGCCACCCAGAAGCACACCGAAGTCCCCGAGGCGCTGGCAATCGCCGCCGGGCTGCCCCAGCTGCTGGAAGACGCACCGGACGACTCCGGCAAGGACAGCGACACGCCCGCCCTGCGTACCGGCGCCCTGCCGGGCAACATCGTGGGCGCCGCGAAGCTCACCGCTGCGGGCATCACGACCTTCGAAGAGCTGCGCGAAGCGACGGACGAGCAGCTCACCGCTGCTGGCCTGGACGCCGATCAGGTCAAGAAGCTGCGCGACGCCCAGGCGCAACCCGCCAAGGCCTGAGCGCCCACCCCCGGAGGTGAC